ACTGACTTTATAACTGCATATAATCAATTTATCGTAGAATAGTTGGTTCGTAAGTATTTTTATACTATATTAGTAAAAAAGGTTATAGAAAGTGTTTTATATTTCAGAATCAGATAATCAATTAAGTAGACTAGAAGCATTAGGTAGATTAGGAGCATTTGTTTATATCATACCTTCTAATTTCGATTATCACCCTAAACTTAATAAAACAGTTGCAGTATATATACGACCGTTAAAAAGTAAACACGGATTTATAATTCCTATCGATCATCCTGAAGGATTAAATATAGAAAAAAACCGTGTCTATGAGATATTATCTAATTTTAATAAGATTTATACTGTAGATAAGAAAGAATTGCTCTATTACTTTAATTTACAGCAATCTATTGATGTATCACTATTACATTCAATGGTAAAATATGAAAAATTAGAATATTCAAATAACAATTCATTAATAAATTACTATAACAATAAACATAATAATTTTACCGAAATAAATAAGTTAATTTCAATAAGTAAATTATATGAATTATGTGAAAAAATTTATAACCAAGTAGAAAAAAGTATACATTTAGAACTGCCAGAAGGATTTGATTTTTATAACTCACTATCTACAAATGTTTTCTATTTATTAGAACAATCAGGACTGGGAATTTACTACGAAAATTTTAACGAATTATTTAAACCACGTAATCCTTTATATAATTGTATAGATAATAAAGTTTTAACTTATTACAACTTATATAATATTACTTCAAGACCTACAAATTCGTTCAATAGCGTTAATTTTGCAGCTATTCCACATACTGACGTACATAGACAAACATTTAGACCTCAAAACGATTATTTTGTTGAATTTGATTTCGATGGCTATCATTTAAGGCTACTATGTGAACAAATAAATTACGAATTAACACAAGAATCAGCACATAAACAGTTAGCTAAACTGTATTTTGAAAAAGACCACATTACAGATGAAGAATATACACAAGCAAAACAAATTAACTTTCATGCAATTTATGGAAAGATACCCGAAAAATGGGCTTTCCTTGATATCTTTGAAAAAATTGATAGCTTTATCAAAGACCTTTGGTCAAAATATGAAACTGACGGAAAAATCTTGGCTCCTATTAGTGGAAAACCTTTCACTAGAAAATTAAAAGATATGAATCCTCAGAAGCTGATGAATTATGTTATGCAATCGTTGGAAACGTCACGAAATGTTCTTATATTAAAAGAAGTACTTAGGTATCTTAAAGATAAACAAACAAAAGTAGTACTTTATACTTATGATGCATTACTTTTTGATTTTTCAAAAAAAGACGGAAAAGAAACATTAGAACAACTAAAAAATATATTAGAAGAAGGGAAAAAGTATCCTGTCAAATTCAAATATTCAAATAATTTAGTTTTATGATAGAATTTAATATTTATATAAAATGGTAAGCGTTGCGGAAAGTCTGTTCGACTATGATTTACAGACTAATTTTTTAAATGAAGATATGAGTAATAAATTATTCTGTACTTTCGCTACAGAAGAGTCTTTGGATAATGTTCTTTCTCAAATAAAAGAACGCTACAATATTATATATAATAAAATTTTTGTTCTTTATTCTAAAAGTCAAGATGAATATATATGTACCTATAATGTCGATTTCGGCAATGTAGGAGCTTTTTTAGAGAATACTATACTAGTACATAGAAAGAAAGAATCCAATACTCTTTATACTATCAACGCCCTTAACACTTTAATTAAGGAATTAAACGAAGGTGTTCTTGATACTTCGTATAAGGTCAACTGGAACGATTATAAAAATTGTATTCTACTCACTAAAGGTCCTGATCTTAAAAGAATAAACACAAAACTTTACAAAATTTTAGAGATATAGTTGGAAAATAAAAATTTATTTTCTATATTATATTAAACGTTATAATAAAAATTAGTTATACTATGGATTTAAATGCAATTAAGGCAAAATTAAGCGCCTTGAACAACAGCGGTCAGTCACAAGAAAAAACTGACTATTCAAAAATTTTCTGGAGACCTGAATTAGGTAAGCAGACAGTAAGAATTGTTCCTTCTGCGTATGATCCAACTTTTCCTTTCAAAGAGTTAAAGTTCCATTACGGTGTTGGGAAGTATCCAATGGTTGCTCTGTCAAACTTTGGTAAACAAGACCCAGTCGAAGAGTTCGTAAAGGAACTTAAAAAAACTTCTGATAAGGATAATTGGTCATTAGCAGGGAAACTAAACCCTAAAACTAGAATCTTTGCTCCTGTAGTAGTAAGAGGAGAAGAAGACAAAGGAGTTAGATTATGGGGATTCGGTATCACTATCTATAAAGCTCTTTTAGCATTAGCTGAAGATGAAGACATTGGAGATTTTACTGATGTTATTAATGGATGGGATATGGTTGTAGAACAGAGACAAGGTAACCCTTATCCTGAAACTACAGTAAGAATTAAACCTAAACAAACACCTTTATCAGATAATAATGATTTAGTTGATACATGGTTAAAGGAACAACCTAACCCGGTAGAAGTACATACACAGTATGATTACGACTTTATCAAGAAACAACTTCAAAATTATTTGAACCCAGGATCAGCAGAGGAAGAAACTCCAACAGCAGGTTCTGAATCAAATACGCCAGAAAGCTCAGGAAGTCCTCAAAAGACTGACTTTACTTTGGAAACAGCTACTGCTGGCAACAAAGACACAGTTAGTAAGTTTGATGATTTATTTAATGAGTAATGGCAAAAAAGAAAGAAGTACAAGAAAGAGCGACTGCTGCAGTACGTAAGTCGTTCAATTTAAGCAATTTTAAGAAGAAAAAAGGATTTTCCAATGCCTCTGTAAAATTTAAAGAGCAGGGGTGGATACCTTTATCAAAAGCATTTCAAGATATTACTTCCCTTCCCGGTATACCTACCGGACATATTACTTTGTTGAGAGGACATAGTGATACGGGCAAAACGACTGCCCTAATAGAAGCTGCGGTGAGTGCTCAAAAGTTGGGCATTCTCCCAGTCTTTATTATTACGGAGATGAAGTGGTCTTGGGAACATGCTAAAGAAATGGGATTACAAGTCGAACCTATTACCGATAAAGACGGTAATGTATTAGACTATGAAGGTCATTTTTTATATGCTGATAGAGGTTCCTTAAATACTATTGAAGACGTAGCAGTTTATATGGCTGATCTTATGGATGAGCAAGCAAAAGGTAATTTACCGTTTGATTTATGCTTTTTATGGGATTCTATTGGTTCAGTTCCTTGTGATTTATCAGTACGTTCTAATAAGAATAATAATGAATGGAATGCAGGAGCTATGTCAACTCAATTTGGTAATAATCTAAATCAAAAGATTCTATTATCTAGAAAAGAAAATTCACCTTATACTAATACTTTAGTAGCAATTAATAAAGTATGGACTATGAAACCTGAATCCCCTATGGGTATGCCTAAACTTCAGAATAAAGGAGGTATGTCTATGTGGTACGATTCGACGTTAGTAGTTACTTTCGGTAATATTACTAATCCAGGTACGTCTAAAATTAAGGCTATTAAGAATGGTTTACAGGTAGAATTTGCTAAAAGAACTAACGTTCAGATTGAAAAGAATCATATTGGCGGAGTTCAATCTAGAGGTAGAGTAGTTATGACTCAACACGGTTTTATTCCTGATGATAAGAGAGCTATCGATAAATATAAAGATGAGCATAAAGATCATTGGTTGAAATTAGTAGGTAGTTTAGACTTTGATTTAATTGAAGAAGGAGATTTGAATGAAGATCCTATAACTCCTAATCTTCTTGACTAGTGGCTTATAAAAGTATTCTAAACAACTTAAAGCAGACCCCACCCCCTGAGCTAAACGATCACATTTTAGTGATCGATGCTATGAATATGTTAATTCGTAGCTTTTCCCTGCTCAAAGCAATGAGTCCAACAGGTCACCATATTGGCGGCCTAGTTGGCTTTTTGCGTTCTTTAGGGTTTGTAACTAGGATATTTGATCCTACTAGAGTTGTAGTAGTATGGGACGGAAAAGGGGGTTCTGGTAACAGACAGAATATAGATCCTAATTATAAAGCTCATAGAGCAAATACTAGAATTACTCACTGGGGGTTATACGATACAAAGCAAGAAGAAACTGAAGCATTAGTAGGTCAGCTATTTAGAACAAAAGATTATCTAGAATGCTTACCTCTCCATCAAATAATGATGGAAAAATTAGAAGCAGACGATATAATAGCATACCTAGCTCAAGAAGCTTCTAAGAATAAGAAGAAAATGACTATTATTTCTTCGGATAAAGATTTCTTACAGTTAGTAGACAATTATATATCAGTTTACGCTCCAGTTAAGAAGAAAACTTATACTCCTCATAATATTAAAGATGAGATAAAAGTTCTTCCAGAAAATTATAATATAGTAAAAGCATTATTAGGTGATAATTCTGATGGTTTAAGAGGAGTAAAAGGATTAGGAATAAAAACTATTGTTTCTGAATTTCCTGATTTACTTACTAAACCTAATTTAGAGTTAAATTATGTATTTGAGGTATGCGATAAAAATTTAGAAAGAAAAAAAATATTTTCTAAGATAGTACACGAATGGGATAAAGTAGAAACTAACTACAAGTTAATGAATTTACATGAAAGTGTGTTGGATAATAGAGAAAAAGATACTATATTAGAAATAATAAAGAGTGATATACCAGATCTTCAAGCAGGTGCTTTTTTACACCTTTTAGATAGTGATAAAATTGAAGGTATTACTAAAAATACTGAAGGTTGGTTAGAAAACTTTAGGGGTTTAACGGTTTTTAAAAAATAGGTTATGACATTAAAAAGTCTTCAACAGTACGGTAAAGGATTCCAGTTAAAAGTATTGGGTTCTTTATTAACTGATAAGAAATTTTTACTAAACGTAAGAGACGTACTTTATCCAGAGTATTGGGATGCTGATTCTCATAAATGGATCATTACTCAAATTACAGAATATTTCGATAAGTTTCATACTATAATTACTATGGATGTTCTAAAAGTAGAACTTCAAAAAGTAGAAAATGAAATATTACAAGTAGCTTTGAAAGAAGAGTTAAGAAACTCTTATCAAGCATCTACTGGAGATATTGAATATGTACAAGAAGAGTTTACTAATTTTTGTAGAAATCAAGAGATGAAAAATGCTATACTAAATTCTGCTGATTTACTTAAAGAGGGTAATTTTGACGGCATAAGAAATTTAGTAGAAAAAGCCATAAAAGCAGGGTTAGATAAAAATATAGGACATGAATATAATAAAGATATTGAAACTAGGTATAGGGTTGATTACAGGCCTACTATTCCTTC